TCACGACTCCACCACCCGGCCGGTCATCCTGTCGGTCACCTGAACCTTGTCGCCGCCCAGAATCACACCGGATTGATTAGCATCGCTAAACTGTTTTTCGGCAGACATATCCCCGGATTCAGCGGCAGCCCTCGCAGATGCTTGTGCCGCAGCCAGTTTCGCCTTGAAATCCACTACAGGCAACGCATCTAGGCGCACTGGCATACCACCCACCTGGAACTCGCCGCCGATGCTGGAAGACTGCCGGGCCGGGTCGACACCAGGGCGCGCGTAGCGCCCAGACAGGTTCAACACCCCGGCCTGCTGCTCCCCCAAGTTGGCCATCAACTCATCGGTTTTCGACCAGCGCTGATCGGCATGGAATACGGCCGAATTCGGCGGTGCTGCGACGACTATCGAAATAAACTCCCAGCATGACAGCTTGGCAGTGCCAATGTCGTCGGCATGCAATTGCAATGACAAAAGGTCACGCTCGACCGCATGCCAGTGTTCGCTAATGATGCGGACGAGCGTTATCATTCCCCCGAGGTCGCCCCTCCACCGATGGCTTCCATCCACTTGTCGCACATGTCGAAAAATTCGCGGTCATCGACGGTATTAACGATGTGGCGTTGAAGCGCCGTCGGTACCTCAAAACGATCCATCCACATGTACATCTGAGTGAACGGGTTGCGCCGAAGCTGGTGCAACTCGAAGAAAAACACCTTGTCGGGCTGATTGAAAACCACCGACGGCAACGGTATCGGTTCAGCGTTCTCAGCTTTGGGGTGATACCAAAACAGTTTGGTGCCTTCCGGGTACAACTTCTCAAAAGGATTATCGGCCGGTTTCGGTAGTTGCGGTGTCGGCGGTTTCGGCTTCTCGACGAACAGCTCCGGCGCAGCCGGTTGCGTGACAGCCACGGCCGGTTCATTAAGTGCCTCACACAGCCCGCAGATATCGTCAGGTCCGTCGTGCACGTGACCATCGATACCGACATGCTCCAACTGTGTGGAAGCTCTAACCCGTTTCGCCGCAGACTTTTTCGTTGCGGCGGCCATCACAGATGCAGACCGTCATTGAGGTACATGTACCCGTGGTTACGATTGGAATCCGGGTAGGCTTTCATCGTGCACGCGATGCTGCTGAACATTTTGTGGGTCAGATCCACCTCGCCAATCGCAATGACACGGCCGATCGGAATGACGATACGAACCAGCATAGCGTTGAAAAAGCCGTCGAAAATCCACGATTGCGTGTCAAGCAAGTTCGGATTCATTTTGACGGCGATCTCATTACCCTGCTGGCTTGTCGCCGGAATGACACTGACATTGCTAATGCCGTAGGCAGTCGCGAGAACCTGCGCGTTCATCAACTGCATCAACTTGAAATCCATTGTGCGGTCATACTTGTCCTGGATCGTGCCACCCAGGGCACCCCCCCACACAAACACGTCGGTGTTGGAGCGGTTCTCTCTCTGCCTCAAGCCGTTCTCGTCGGCGTAACCAAGGTCAAGCCACGCGACGGGAAGCGTCGCATACGAGGTGGTGGGCAGCGCCGTATTCAGCGGCGCACGCATGATCGAACCGGCTGCACGCGGCGAAACCGCGACAAACTGCAACACATTCGACTGGGGAACAGGTGCTGTCATTTAGATTCCTTTCATGAAAAAGACCCCAGCAGCGCTGAAGTCTTCGCTTTGTATTCTGTTGTATATTCTGTTGATTCAGTTACGGCACGTGACTCGATATCTCCCATGTCACCGCGCCGCGATATCGCAGCAAGTTGATTTCAGGATCATCGAGGCGACGCCCGCCGATCACCGTAACCACGCGGTTGATATACCAGCCTGCGATGCTGCGACCTGCTGCCGCTGCACAGTTCGCGATGGCAGTTCTGCTGATCAACGAGCACTGGTCTTCCCCGCCACCGACCGCCCCGGCGTAGGCATGGATGAGGAATGAAGCGAGAAACATTGCATTATGAGGCAGCTGAGGTACCACGTCACCGGCCTCGACACGACAAAACCCGTTAACCACGTCCAACGCAACATCCGGTCTCGGCAACTCGACAGACACGATGGTCGGCGCCAGGATCGGTGTGAGAAAAACTTGGGCCAAAAATTCGATGTCGACCGGCATCATCACCGGAAAAATTTGGGGCATTACACAAACCGATCGTCTAATGCATTGTGGGAGTAGGTGACTGACCTGACCCAACCATCGCGCGTCGCAACATTCTCGGGTCTGGGATTACACCAGCACATCGGCCACGTGTGTGGGCGACTGTCCGCCATTGGCACGACATGCATATCCCCGTACCAGCGGTGCACCGTCCAGGGACCGTACATCACTTTCCTGACATGCCCAACGCCGCCTTCAGTAGCACGCCATCGCGGATTTCGGCCCGGATGCCTTTACTGTTGGGGATGATCCAGGCGCGCGGCCTGTCCGGTGTGTGCGCCCTAGTGGGACTGACCTGTGCCGACAAGTTGAAAGCGTCGGGACGGCCGGTGTTGTCGATGGTTTCCTGCGCCTTCTTGACGATGTGTGCCACCACCGCGGGGTGGTACAGGATTTTCAGCAACTCTTCCCGGCTGATGCCGTCCCACGATGCTCGCACCGCAGCCATTTTCGTCCCCCTTCTTAGGTAACACGCTTGAGGTGTACCTGACCACCGAACATGGTCTTGTCGAACCCGAACGGGTCGTCGCCACCCCAGTTACGAGGATCGTTCTGCACCAGAAACGCCTTGCCTTGAATCAGAATCCGGTCATTTTTGCTGTAGATTGTGGCGTCGGGGACGCTCATCAGCAGGTCGGTTTCGGTACGCGCCTCGTATTCGACGGTCACCGGATCGCGCCGCGGGCGCATGTGCAGCGGATATATCGCCTCAGCCATGCGTTTGACAGGCGGGGCGTGAATGTGGATTGGCTTGTTGTGGCTGTCCCTGGTGCCGGTGTCAGTCCACACCTGATGCTGCACCGGAATGTTCGCGGAAAAAACCGACATCTATCTTTTCCGCTCCACATGTCCGCGCAGGTTAGGATCGCTCATCGGGGAACTCCACGTCGTACGCGGGTAAACACCGATGTTGAGTGTGCGCAAACCACGCCAGATAGTCGGAACCGATTCGGTGGGTAAAGTATCTGACGACATAGCGCTCGGGAAAAGTGAATCGCTAGGGAATAACAAATCGGATGGGAATAGACCTGGCATTTCAGCTGCTTTCGTTTATTCGGAGATCCGCGGGCGCCCTAAAGATTCGGGTGCCACCCGGTGCAGCAGCGACGCGGGTGTCTGCTGTTGCCGCGAAAATTCTTGTGTCGACCGAATTTTTGAACACTCGATCATCGGTACCAGCCTCGAAAATCCGGTTGGACTGGTTGTACGCACTCGCCAACCCGAACACAACAACGGTGTCGATACCCGCCGGGAACAACGACTGCAGGCCGGAGAACTGGGAAAATGTCGGGGCACCGAAGCGTTCAACACCGGGGATGCCGCTCGGAGTGAACGTATTAGAAGCGGTGAGGTTACCGAAAACGCCGACCGAGACAATCCCGCTCGGCGATATCGTCACCGCACCGGGTGTTACCGTTGGCGCTCCGGTTATTTCACCTGATCCGATTCCAGCTGGCGAAATCGTCTGCGTCAGCGCAGGATTGCCAAGTGTTTCACTGCCGCCAATACCTGCTGACGTAACAGCTTTCGCGACACTGAGTGCACCAACGGCTTCCGATGTTCCGATACCTGCTGGCGAGATGACCTGCGTGAGTGTCGGGCTGCCGAGTGTTTCACCAGTTCCGGTCCCGGCTAGTGCGACGCTTTGCGTCACTGTGACGAAACCGGCTTGCTCGGCGGTGCCGATGCCTGCCGGACTGATCAGTGATGCGCCAACACTGACATTGGGTACACCAACAGCTTCTGCTGAACCGATACCGGCTGGCGAGACTGTGACCGCACCAGGAGTGACTGTAACAGAACCAGATCGCTCAGTTGACGCAATTCCCGCCGAACTGATCAAGACAGTAACAACGGGGGCACCGAACGCCTCGCCGGTTGTCGCACCGGATGGCGTAATAACGCTTGTAATGCTCGGTGCGCCAACAGTTTCCGACGTACCGATACCGGCTGACGCAATTGTGTTGGCGGCAGTGATCGCCGGTTCGCCGATAGTTTGTGCTGACCCGATACCGGCTGGTGCAATACCGCCAACGCCTATTGCAGCCGCACCAATAGCTTCCGATGTACCGATACCAGCTGATGTGACAACGCTCGTAACAGTCGGTGCACCAACGGTTTCCGACGTGCCTATACCCGCTGACGCAATTGTGTTAGCAGCAGTGACTGCCGGTTCACCAATGACTTGTGCTGACCCGATACCGGCTGGCGCAATACCGACACCTACTGCAGCGGCACCAGAAATCTCTCCGGTACCAATACCGGCTGGTGTGACTACCTCGGTAATAGTCGGTGCACCAACGGTTTCCGCTGTACCTATACCGACGGGTGAAACGATCTGTGTGACGGTGGGTGCACCGAGTGTTTCACTAGTTGCGGTTCCTGCAGGGGCGATGCCAACGCCCACTGCAGCCGCACCGGAAACCTCTCCAGTACCGACACCGGCAGGTGAGACTGTTACTACACCAGGCGTGACCTGGGGGCCACCAATGGCCTCTGCTGAGGCGATGCCAGCGAGTGAAACAATCTGTGTGACTGTCGGTGCACCAATAGTCTCCGAAGTTCCGACGCCTACTGGTGCAACACCAACCGCAACAGTCGCCGCACCAACAGTCTCGCCGCTACCGATACCGGTTGGCGTGACGATCTTCGTAACATTAGGTGCACCAACAGTTTCGGATGTTCCGATACCTGCTGGGCTGATCGTGTTGGCAGTAGTGACTGCAGATGCGCCAACAGTTTCACCGGTCGCGACACCGGATGGTGCGATCGTCTGCGTAACAGTCGGTGCGCCAACAATTTCTGAAGTTGCAACACCGGTCAGGGAAACCGTATTTGTTGCGCTAGCAGTTGATGCGCCAACGGTTTCCGATGTGTTGACACCGGCTGGAGCAATACCAACCGCGACTGTCGGCTCACCAACCGCTTCACTAGTTGCAATACCGACTGGTGCAATCGTGTTAGTGGCAGTGACTGCCGGTGCGCCAGCAGCTCCAGCTGTGTCAATACCGGCTGGTGCAATCGTGTTGGCTGCACTAATCGCTGGTGCGCCAACAGTTTCCGCCGACGCTATACCAGCAGGCGAAATGACGTTCGTAATAGACGGTGCGCCAACAGCTTCCGCCGATAAGATACCGACCGGTGAAACCGTGTTGGCTGCACTAATCGCCGGTGCGCCAACGGTTTCCGCTGATGCAATGCCAACTGGCGAAATCGTCTGCGCATTAACGACCGCACTGACCGGGCCAATCTTGGGCCGATACGACCCTACTGGTCGACCCCTACCGGCGCGGGACATTAACTACTCTTTAGGATAGAAGCGCGCCGGAAGCCGCTGCCGCCGATTTTGAGACTGTTCTTGCCTTGTCGCCCAGCGAAGATTCCCCGGCACATAGTCACCATCGTTATTAATCCTGTCTAACGTGGAACCCTCCGGGCGAGGCCCGAGATATTTATCCAAATACTCTGCAAAAACAGCAAAGTCAACCATCCACGGTTGATAGATCCCAATGCCCCGCCCGCCATAATAAGCCCAATCTGCGTGTGTCTCGCAAAGGCATTTACCCTTAATTGTCTGCCATGCTCGATACCGGTAATCCCCATATCCAGCACCATGTTTGAAATGCCTCTTCGATACCCGCTCACGCTTCAAGCAACCACAAGACTGTGAGCTATATGCTCCAATAGATTTGAGATTCCTAACATTGACGTCGCGCTCCGTCCCGCAATCGCAACGGCATAAAACCTTACCAGTGGCTCGCGAGTAATCAGTCAACGCGACCCAACGACCGAACCGTTCCCCTCGTACTATACTCATGTGATACATAATACATCATGAGTCACTCCTCCCATACTACATAACACAGCATGTTGATCGTGGTCGCTGTAGTTACACGCACCCGAAGATAATCGGTGGAAACCACACCCGGCTCACGATCGAGCGGAAACTGTTTCGAATATTGTTGCGCCCACGTCAAACCACCATCCAATACACGAGTCGACGTAATCGTTCCCTCCGCTGAAGCGGTGAAACCTGACGAGGCAGTACCCAGGGTGATTGCAGTCGCTGCGCCACCAGAATCATCGTAACCACGAACATCGCCTGCGTTGTAGGCAACCACCGTCGCATTGATAGCACCAGTGGTGATCAGCTCGACTTTGATGACAGCGGTTGGAACAATATCAAAACTGTAGCCCCACTCCAAAATTGAGATATTGGTCGTCGGCTTGATCTGCATCATCGTCTTGATAGCGGTACCCGTGGCAACCGATGCAAGTGCGGCAGTCAACGCAGCGGTAGCACCATTCCAGGCGATATACCTGCGTCTAGACATGTATCTCCTTGTATATCAGTAGAATCCGGCACGCCGCGTCCCAACAGCTAATGGCAAATGCTGGCTTTTCTGCATTAACGCAGTGAAAACTGCAGTGATTGCACAGAACCGGGCACCCGTCGTCGGCGTTATATTCTGGTCTGCGACAGTCGTACCTGGTACCATCAAGGCGTTTTTGGAGTATATTGCCTGCAGTTGGTTCGTGTTGCTCGAAGCTTGGAATGTCCAGCCACCCGGCGCGGCACCGTAGGAGTCGGTGGTTTCCACGGTGAGCCCGCTTATCTGCCATGCACCGAGCGAAACATTCGCCCCACTCACCCCCGGCATCACATGCGGAGTTGTACCGGCGGTCGAATTAAATGTAGTACTGGCAACATCAATTACATTATTCGTATCCACGCCGCGCAATGCCAAACACACTGCATTCCCGGTACCCGCCGTATTCCATAGGTTGGTCAACGTCCAAGCCACGGTCACCGCAGTCTCTTCCGCCTGTGTCACAACATGATACGCACAACACACAGTATGAACACTAGAGGCAACCACCGTATTGCCCCCTAACACGCTCACCCACCCAGCGGGCATTGTAACAGCCAAAACCGTTGTCGCAGAGAACCATCCAACAATGACATCATTCATCAATGGGGTATAAGCCGCAAAGCTACCAGTTCCAGGAGATCTCGACGCAGTATTACCCGAAGTGATCGAACTCTGTTTAGTGATCGGCACGACGTACCTCTACGAGACCGATGCCTCATCCACCCCGCAGCGGAACCCCCGGTGGAACAGAATCCCGGTGGGAGCCATGGCCTTACGGTAGTAGCCTTCTTTGTAATATCCGGCGCTGGTAACACCGGGAACCATGGTTCGTTTGAGATGCGTTTGACTGCCGTCGAGGAAGGTGGCGCGTTGCCCGTTATACCACAGCTGGACGAATCCGATTGTGTCGGAGGGCGAGAAGCAGATCTGCATCTTGATGTCATGCCAACTTGTCCCGAGTGGTACTTCAAAGATTGGGTAGTTGCCAATCCAGTCATTGACAGCTCTCTGCGGCTGCATAAGCAGCGACAGGTACCCGTTGCGCCAGCCCACATTCCACGCGATGCTCGGCGCGACTGCCCCGCCGTGCCATTGATTGACGAGCCCCCAGCCGAGGTCACGGTGGTTCTGCGGGAACTTCGCATCGAACTTCGTCTGGAAGCGATACCACATCGACTGGCCGGAGACAGGCACGGTCTTAGTTGGCCCAGCAACTTCGCACCGGTCGGTACCCGGCGAGAAGCCGGGATTGTCGCCTTGACGTACCTCGCATCGAAACGCCTGTGCACCGTCTACATTAACGACGGTAGCGGCATATGTTGCGCCGGAACGGAATTGCGCACCGGACCACTGACTGAAATCCCCGATAGAGTAGTCGCCCACGAACAGCGCAGTCGGCGACGGTGGTGGTGGCGGCGGTGGCGGCGGTGGTGGTGGCGGTGGCGGTGGCGGTGGTGGCGGCGGTGGCGGCGGTGGCGGTGGAGGTGGAGGTGGTGGTGATTGGAGAGAACTGTCAGCTTTAACTAGAGACGCTTGCACGTCATCAGCGAGCACATCACGAGCCACCGGCTTCTGAACTAGGCCCGCTACAGCATCCGCGATCTTGGAATCAACCTCTTCAGCGGTAACGAACCTCGACAAATCTAAAGTTGCCATTCCATCTAGATTTACTGGCACATCAACCATTTTTTAACCTTTTCATACAACATTAAAGTCCGGCCTGCGTTGTGGCACAACGGAATCCACATGCATACACAATACCAGTTGGTGTCGTCGGACTATTCCGATACAACCCGTCTTTACAATAAGCAGCAACCTGACCATTTGACATGGTCTGGCCTCGCCATGTAGTTGTTCCATCCAGAAATGTTTGAACAGAACCGTTATGCCACAAGTTAATAAATCCGTTCGCCGGATTTGTCGACCAATGAACTTGCATGATCACGTCATGCCAAGCACCAAGAGTCAGCGGCGTTTCCCAGATCGAAATAGCGTTAGCACTAACCGTTTTGGTTTGCAACATCCACTTGGTCGGATTCCACGACGCGCCCCCAAAAGCTATACACGGCGCCCACGATGTCCCGTCATCAGCGTGCCACTGACCCGTTACGCACCATGGTGTATTCGCCATATCGAAATTGGACGCAAACATTATCGAATGCGAATACCACAATGTCTGCCCCTCGACACCCCCAGGAGTGTCGTTTGATGCAACCTCCGACCGTTCGCCACCACCGAAATTAGGTACATCACCAGTTCGTACTTCGAACCGGGCAACCGTGCCTTTGATTCCGTTTGGATCACTGACGAACGTCAGAGAATACAGGTTACCTGTATAACCAGACCCCGTACTGTTGTACAGACGGGACTGATATCCTACCCATTGCGATGCATTTCCCGTCGAAAAATCACCATTAAAAATTCGGGTAGCACCCGACGATGCACCCGTAACTGTCGGTATCCACGCCGAACCGGCTGCCTGCGCTAGCACAGCTATTGTCGATGCGTCAGCTGAGGCCGGTACATAAACCCTCGTTGCCCTAATCTCCACGGCACCTCCAAATAAGGATCAAGCCGGTTTCAACGCACCCAGCCATGCACCCGATGACGAGTTTTGCGAGAAGGAACCGACAACCGACCCAGAACTACCCGCAACAACCTGTGGCATATCTGCTAAAACTAAACCGTTTGAAGCGGTCATACCTTGACGTTGCGTGAATCCAGCAGGCATTGTCCACACAATTCCACCGACACCATTAGTGCTTGCAATCCAGATCCATGTTCTATTAGATCCAACAGTGGAATTAATCACTGCCGGAGTATTCGGATCTACACTAGTTGTTTTAATCGCCGAATTAGTGGAAACAATCACTGGGTCCGTTGGGTCACAACCAGTATATCGACAGGCAATTGCCTGCCGGGTAATCAAACCAGCTGCAATAGTAAACGTGTAGGTACCTGTGTCCGCTGCAATAGCACGCTTCCAGTAAACACGCAAATCTTGCGCAAGAGTACCTGTTACCACTACAGGAGAACTAGTGATCTCCACAAACCCGGTCGGTGATGTCACAACTTGCGTGGTTTCAATATAGAAGGCAACAATAATAACATCGCCCGCTACCACCCCAGCTGGAACCGGCACAGCAGCCGTTGTCGAATTACTGCTAACCAATGTTGTCGAAGATGCAAATGCTGGTGGGGTCGTGGTAGGAACCGTAACCGTAGGCGGATAAGCTAATGCTGACCCCAACCCAGGCCCACCGCCGATCAATACAGCTTCCCCACTAATTGTTGGAATAGGCGCCAACCCTGAACTGGATGCCAATACGGCCACCCTGATTACAGGTAGTCCTAACGGTTGAATAGCATTAGCGTTGGCGGTAGCAACAACCGCATTTACGGTAACACCGTAAGTAACAGTCGGCACAAAAGCATTAGCGGATGCTGTCGCTATCACCGCAAACCCAGTAGATGCCGCAGTGCCAATCACAGACACCGAACCGGCCGTAGAGGTTGCAGCAGCTATAGGCGATGCAACAACAGCGCCAGCAGTAACAGTCGCCACCAATGCTGTTGCCGACGCTGCCGATACCAATGCAAACTGATTAGCCGAGGTTGCACCACCCAATGCTGCCGCATAAGCCACACCGATCGACGCGGCTATAGGCGCATTCACCGTCGGACTACGCACACTCGTTACCGCAGGTGGTAACGCGATACCTGTTGCGGCTGCACGCACCGCAACAACAAGCCCGGACTGCCCAATAACAGCGGTTACAACGGCACCATAAGCTGTGGCTGCACCCGTCGAAACAACGGCGGCCACCGTCACTGTACGAATACCAGTCACCGCTGGGGCGGACGCCATTCCAAACGCTGCAGCACACACCTGCACCATGCCGGGCAGCGCAACCCTCGGCAAATCAATGTCTACCGGAATCACCGGTCGCGGCGAAATATCTATCTCATGCATGAGATATCCTCGCACGCACTATCAAACTAACTTACAGTTACCGAAATTATTCCAGCCGGGTCCCACGAAATAGTAAAGTTTCCACCGGATGATATAACATCGGCACCGAAATCGACATAACAAATCAGCGGCCGAGTAGCATCCGTACCAGGGGTAGAATCATAAATTATGGCATACCTAGCAGTAATTGTGGATGCCGCCCATACCACATCGGCTCCATCAAGGTTAAAAGTATTCGTACCGGCTGTGTAAGCAACCACCAACGATGCGATAGCCTGACCTGCCGCCACATATGCAGTTCCCACAACCTCATTCGTGATAGACGACTTATATTGGTGCGTATCCTGGCTTGGAGTATAAAGGCTAGTGCACAGCATTACTTTTAATGCATCGCTGTCCAGATCGATTTCTTTATTACCCAACGACTTCTGAAACAGACCATATTGAAGTGCGGTTACTGCCATGATTACTCGCCTTCACTAATCAGTTCGCGACTCACAGAAAATTTTGTAACCTCTATATTGACTAAGGCCTCTATCTGATGTTGCGCTGCCTGCCTGGCGTTAAGGTCTGGGTGATTTTCCGCATGGTCCGCTGCCTGACGCCGCATTTCCTTAAGCTGATTAACCTCATCAGCCATGGACTCTTCATCAAGACGCTTAAAATGACGACGATTATCTTCCGGACCGAACCAGATTTCGTACCACGAATCTAGCAGTTGATGTGTATCAGCCATTGTTTATACTCCTATTCGCTTAGAATTCAACTATCGGCTCGATCGGTTATACCGTTCATAGCGACAATCTCAGTTGTTGGAATTGTTGGATACGACACAACACATCGCCAAATGGTGCCCGCTGGAATATCGTCGACAATTCCCGATTCGACTTTGCATACGGCGTGGTAATCAACCGTCACTGCAGGAGCAATAACTCCAGCGGAATGGGGGGTACTTTCAATCACCAAATTTACATTAACACCGATATCGTAATTGACATATACACCGCCGATACTCTGTAGGAAATCAACAACCAAATCTCCGCCTTTAGACAACGGCAATACCCGTCTTGGCGGCCGATTGAATACATCGGTCATAGCTTGAAAATTCCCACGTGCTGCGAACCGACTGAATCCCAAGCGACAGTAATATTCCCACCATTTGGCGTAACGGGGAGCCCACTAGCTGTGGCTGGTGCGGAAGCCCTGGCAGCTGCGGCAACAGTCGTTGATGTCACGGTGATGGTGCGGGCGAACGCGGCGGGTGCACCGTTGATAGTGGCCGACGTACCGTCGCTGAACGCGAGCACCGTGCTGTTGGGAATAGCTGCCGCAAGTCGTTCCACCGGTAAGACCGTGCCAGCCGCGAGCGCAGCAGCACACGTGACGACCATCTGACCATCAATCCATGCCACCATCTTGTCGGTGGACGCCAAAGTACCGGAAACCGAAGAGGCAGTGGCGAGGATCGCGATAGCGCTGACGGCAGCACCAGAAACGGCGGTAAACGTTGTGCTGGCGGCACTTACGATGCCTTGCACCTCAGTCACGGATGTGAGTTTTACCGCTGTGCCAATCAGGGCACCGCTGAAGCTGGCCCACGTTCCGAAGCTTGGCCCCAGGTTGATCGCAACGCCACCGCTTGTGTAGGCACCGACGAGGGTTCCTTGTACGGCGGTGATCGGGTCAACTAAATTGAACGCGTTGGTGGTTTGGCCGGAAACGACCCACATGTTGTTGGCGGTGGTGGTGCCGCCGACACCGGAAACGATGATCACGTCACCGTTGGCAAAACCGTGCGCAGTAACGGTTAGCGCAGCGGCACCAGCACCGGTGGTGGCACCTGTGATTGCTTTGATTCCAGCGGTGGGAACGGTGTAGGTCATCAGGGCAGCCTGGAGTGCGCCAGCGCCACCCAAACCCGTTACCGCATTGATGGTTCCGTCCGCGAAGAAGTTCCTGCCGGTTTCGAAAACCGCATTGGCCATAATGGGTTTCTCCTATTTCTGGAAAATATCGAGGTAGAGGGTTTGATCATCCTGGCGCCCCTGCGCGGTGGTAATGTGATTGACGATCGCGTGCATTGCACCAAAAATCTGCATCGGATCGTCCACATGGCCACCCAACAACCACACAGTCGTATTGGTGGGTGCGAAGCTTGAGGTGAAGACCGCGATCCCGGTGTCGAATTCCCCACCCGCAAGCGTGGGTATCCACGTCGAAGTGACGATGGTGTCGCCCGGTACGAGAAAAGGCGTCCAATCGCCTTCGTAATCCAGTTTGGCTGACGGATCTTTCACGTCATACCAGATGGTCATATCAACAGCCGCACATAGTTGTCGACATTGATCTGATCAAACAAATCATCGAACGGTTCACTGGTTTTACCAATGTGGTATGGACCAATCGTCAAATCGAACGAACCGACCAGACCGCGAACCAAAGACATCCGGTCGGCGACCATCAGCACAATCTGGCGCCAATCGGCAGCCTCAGTTTCGGTCCAACCATGCGTGAACGTGACAACGATGCCCGCAAAATTGACCGACCAGCGCTGATGTGTCTTTTTTTCGACATTGCCCACCTGGTCAAACTGCAACGTCGAAATGTCCAGCGGCACACCGTCCTCCACCAATGACGAGATGCCTTGCAATCGTTTTGTCGGCAACATCAGCGTCTGACCGCCGGTACGCTGCCTGTGCAGGCCGCCGCCACTAGCGTAATACGGCCCGCCGTACAGGTTTCCGGCGCCGACCCCCCAGCCACCCCACTGCCCCGGCCCATTCAACGTCAGGGTCTCAGTCCGCACCGGCGACACAGGCCAGCGACAGTAGTTGCGCACCATGCTCAATGCCGCGGACAGCACCCGCTTGGTTTCGTAGTCGTTTCTGACGAGTCGGCCTTTAGTATAGGACTCCAGGTCAATCGGGCTAAGTTCAGCCATTAACCCTCGCAACCTCAATATGTTCCAGCGCGGAGGCACAAGCCTGTAAGCCAAACGCTTTGCGCGCCAACGCGAACACTCCGGGGCACTGCGGTTCATCCTCTTCCATCGCGAGCGGTTCCATTTTGAAGGCTTCAACGATGCTCCACATGTCGTCGAACGTGTATCGCCAATGATCCTCGGGGAAAGGATGATAAGGGAAGCCGGGTGATCGTGTGGTAATCAACAGCAGACCACCCGGGGCTGTCGCTGCCACCATCTGCCGCATACAAGTCCGCCAATCACGGACATGTTCGAGCATTTCGGTGGATATAACGACATCCCATGCGTCATACCCCATTTCGATAGGTAACCGCTCGCAGTCGACGATCAAGTCAACACCCGGACCGTCCTGCATGTCGACGCCGATATATGTTGTGGGGCCTAATGATTCAATGTAGGGACGCACAGAACCGTTAACGTCGTAGGCACCCACTTCGAGAACAGCCTTGTTTTCGACGTCTTCGGCATAAAGCGACCGTTTCACGAAATCCATTACAGTTGGGTGCATCAGTCAACCATTTTCATCTAGTCAGCACCCCTATACCAAACCCGGCGATGTGACTTCGCAGATGATCCTCGGTATCGATGATTTCCACCGCAGACTCATCTTTGATCTCATCCCAAAACTGTTTGACCGCAATGTTATCCACATTGGATTGTCCAGGTAATATGGGTGCAATGTCATGGAAAGCTATCAGACCACCACGCCTGACAAGCGGACTGTACATCGCATAGTCCTGGCACACACCATCGTAGGAATGATCACCATCAATGAACAGAAAATCTATTTCACGACCATCCAGCTGCTTTTTCAGTGCTGTAACAGTTTTCACATCATGCGAATTACCGAGTATCAATGTTGAACATCCAAATTCAACCACGTGTGGACCATCAGGCGCCCAATCAATCCCGATGGTAATCGGAGCAATCTGTTCCCAGGCATAGAGTGTGCCACCGACATGGACGCCGATTTCTACTATCACCTGTAGGTTCAAATCCATTAGGAGACTGAGGAATTCAGCCAACTCTTTAGGCTTCTGTATCGCGCGATTGGCGATGGCAGCTTCTACGATCTCATCGCAGGATGCTTTTATACGCATCAGCCCACTCCGACCATCCGGTTTGTATCGTCCACTGCGACGCCAACTCCCGAGCCTTTGCACCCATCTCTTCGCGCATAGCTTCGTCGTTGATCAGTTCACGCAGTCGTGTCGCCCATTCATGTTCACGACGCACCAGAAATCCCGTGACTCCGTCGATCACGAAATCCCGGTAAGGCGCCGTATCAGATGCGATAACAGGGATGCCGAGAGCCGAATATTCAAGCGCTTTGATGTGCGATTTCGTTTCGGCGAAAACCGTTGGCACCAACGGCGCAATGCCGATGTCGAAGTCGATCAGCTTGTAGTAGTCAGTGGTGGTCAGACACCACGGCGTGAATCTCACCGGCCGACGAATAAGCGATGTGAAATCGGCGCCGATGAAATGAACGTCAACATCTTTGTGATGATCCATCGTCTTACGCAGCCCGTAGGCACATGACGCGATATCGTCGCGATGACTACCGCCACCGGCCCATCCGATGGTGAGCCGATCTCGTTTCGGCCGTTGCATTTTCAGCATCGACTCATCCACCCGGTTTTGCAACACAACAACGTTGGGGTTAATCTTGCTCATCCGCTCAGCCAGCACAGGCGTGGATACTGTGACAAGATCAGCAACCTGTAGGCAATGCGTGATGCTGTCGCGCGAACCCGGATGCGAGTAAAAGTAATACACCGGATTGTGGGGTTCAATCTCAAAAGGATCGTCATCCAACTCGTAAACCAACCGGCATTCACGAGCGAGATTACGCCACCAATGATGCGCCACTACAACAGGACTGACGCCATGATCCAAAAGCGCAGCCACTTTTTGGCGAGTAACCTGACCGCCGATGAACTGACCTACAACGATGTCAGCACCATCGGCTGTCACATCGGATCTCGACAGTACACAAGACGTTTCATGACCGTGATTAACAAGTTCACCCAAGGGCTGACGAATACGATACCAACCACCGCCCTCAGGCTGGCGGCCAACGCCTTTAATCTTCACTTGCGAGAACGAGGTGTGCGCTTAACGGGTACACGCGGCGGCTGAGGTTTTTCCGGCTTCAGTTCCAACTCAATCATTTCGGGGTCAACCTTTTCCGGCTCAAGCACTACCGCTGGCTCAAGCTCAACCTTTTCCAGCTCGGACGGTGGACGCTTCGCCTCAGGCAATTCGTCCACCCATTCCTTGTCGGGAAAGTGTGGCTCCCCTTTAACGTTGCCACCCAGGTTTGTACCGCCGCCGATGAACGGTGGTTCGGATACAGACTCCACTTCCGGCGCCTTTTGCGGAACCTTAACCGCCCACCCAGCATCGAGATAACCCTGTAAACCGTCTTCCCCGAACTCATAATCGGCGGTATCGATGACATGACCAGATTTTATGCCGAGAGGATTATTGTGAAACGTCCCCTGAACACCTGGGCCTACCCAGTGAATCTTCATGCTTTGCAATCCTTTCCAACGCCAAGGCCAACCCTGCCGGTCATTTCCGGCAGGGCTGAAACCTTTTGTACTACTAGCTGGCCGCGGTGGCGTACAGCTTGATAGCGTTCGTGTCGCCGAGCTTGCCGTCCGTACGGTAAACGGCCCGGAACGACACCAGGTCATTGCCGAATGCGAAATCATCCGATCTCTCGAACCTCAGCGGGGTCACGTCACGAATGAAGTAACCCTTGAAGTCGCCGAACGCAATCGGGAACGTCGACACCCCGATCTGTGGCATGTGCGGATCAGGCAGACATGGCCTACCCAGAATAGTGTCGGGTTGCCCCGCCACCAACGCTGGCTGCCAAAGATATTGCCCCGTACTGTCTTTCAGTTTCCTGACGACCTTTATGGTCGCATCATGCATGACGAAACATGCCCGCGGACGATACTGCGGAATTACGCTGTGATACAGCTCGATCAACGCGTCTGCACCGGTAAACGCACCGGCGGTAGGCAAACCGACCGTGCTGCCCTGGGTAGTAAGAGCCTGCACGCCTATCGAAGCGCCTCCGGCCGTTGCCAACGCAGTAAAGCCGATCGGCTGAGTAGTACCGGTACCCGCTACATACGCGGTGTCAACAGCAATACCAAGGTTACGACCCGCATGTTCAGCCATGAACCCGACAATGTCGAACCCGGTGTCCGCCAACAACTCTGTCGAAACCTGCAGCAACTTCGCCACCTTGAAAGCGCCCAATGAAACACTGGACAACGCCGGATCACTGGTGACCAGCGGCGCACCCTCACCGGTCCACGTGGCAACACCTTCAGAGGTCGACCGCGGAATGGCAAGATTTTCACCGGAGTTGGTAGTGAACACACTGGGGTTGGCCTGCCGGATCGAAGACGTGTCGACCAGATACCGGTAGAGCTGTCCGACAAACGATGTGGGCAACGGTGTGCTCGAATCCAGCAAAGTACGGCGCTCCACTGCGTTTGGCAAAGATATCTCGTAGGAACGGGTTTCGCCTTTCAGGAACGCACGCAGTTCAGCGTCTTCCTGCTCGGCGGTTTTCATTCCGATACCACCGACACCACCGGGAGGGGCAGCCGGGTCAACTGGCCTACCGGCCAGGTAATTGACCGAATCTTCGGTGTCTTTGGCGCGCTTCTCACCGGCAAGAATATCCTGGATACGCTTGTCAGTTGAGTCGACTTCGGAATTCATTTGGTTCCACTGACGTTCCTCCTCACCAGAGAACACCCGGTTTTCCTCGGCCGCACGAGCAGCGAGCGCTTTCATTGACGCCCAAACCTCGTGGCGACGATCAGTAAGACGCGTCACCGTTGGATTGGTCATTGTTACGTTAGGCATAGTTAAAAACTCCTTCAAAACGGGATTGTTTTGGAGGGTGCAAATTCATGCTGCCATCCGATGAAATGCGTGGCCACCCACGCCAACAGACCAGATGAGTGAGAATTCACCCTGCCCATCCAGTCTGTGAAACCTTATGCCTCGTAGCTAGGATTTTCCTTTTCAAGCGCCTTCATCAACGCCTCTGCGCCAAGTATCGGCTTGATGTTTCGCGGCTTGCCACCGTCGATGTCGGTGCGGATGAAAAACGACCGAAGTTCGTTATTGTCAGCGCGTACCACCACGTCCTCATATGGTGCGCCCACAAAACGAGCCAGCGACCGCAAGGCCACCGTCGCATCCGGGTAAGCCGGAATGGTAACGGGGGCAACATCGATCAACTTACCTGTTAACAACATTCGGATCGGATAGCCACCTTCACTGGCACGCCACTCGTCTTGGAATGTCAAAAAGGCGAACGAACTATGCGCGAGGTCACCGCGGGTAACCATCTCCAGAACATCGTTGCGGCATTCAGGCAGGTCTACGTCATACTGCAGACCCAGTTCATCCTTGTAGATACGTAGAGTGCGTGAACGTGTTGCGCCCAACAGGAAATCATCCTTGTGATTCCATCGGCACACCACGCCGGGCAAGTTTTCAGCGATTGACTTGTTAAAGAATCCCGGCGTAACAATCTCCTGGAACCCACCCAAATCCAGTGAGCGACAATCAAAACGTGCCGCGTATCCGCCGATAGTGCGCCCATTACTGTTAGAGGCGGAACGCAATATGACACCTTCGAACTGGTTGTGCCAGCCGTTGAACAAATTGGTGGTGAAACGTTCCTGTTGCGGCGGCGCCGAACGGTGACCATCACTGCTTTCGGCTCCCATGTTGACCAGACTGTCTGGTGGATCTTCAGTCAAATCATTGCGGTACAAGGTGATCAGTTTGCGTGCAGCCTCGGCCTTTTTCGCCGCGGACACACCCTGTACCTGGTCAATCCGCTCAGCGGCAGAGTGAACACCGTTGCGGTTCACCTCGCCCGACGGCTCCTTCACCGCTAGCTTGTATCGTTCCTTGGAACTTGGGTCGCCCTGCTCGGTGTCGATCAGGCATGAGCGCGCCCACTGTTCCGAGGAGTAATCGGCCGTGCTAGGCGACCAGGGTGCATCCGAAACACTCATGTTCAATTTCCTTTCGTAGCAACAGGGTCGGACCCGTTGAGCATTCTGTATCGCCAGTCTGGATGAGCTAACGCTTCTACTTGCGCCAACGCCACCGGCCCGAACGTAGCGCTTCTCTTGACACCCTTTTTGATGTCAGGCTTGACAACATTGGTTTTGGTGCCGACCGGATTGATCTTGTCCCCCACTTTGACATTGGGCTCCTCGGTCCAACCACCCAAACCATTGGTGGCGTCAAAGTCGTCGGGGTTTTGGGTGATGTTGTTGGGGTCTCCAGTGGCAGGCCGGGGCGGCTGCGGTACGACAGCAGGCGCCGCTGCTGCCTTGGGCATAGGCGGCCAATCGTGGTCTGCCCTGATCTCGTCACGAGTCCGCCATCCTGGCGCAAGATTGGAACCAAGCGACATCTGATCGACCTCGGCTTGGGATTTCGCATCGAGCCGCAGCATTTCAGCTGTTTCGAATCGGATGTAGTAACCGCGGGGAAAACAGTTGGACAGCGCTGCCTCCCATTTCACCAGCCACGGTCGTATTGTAAACGTCAAATATTGAAGAGTGTTTTGTTCAACCGTGGCATATGTTAAGGATTCACCTTTTGAACCGCCGATCATTTCGGGGGGTATCCCGTAAATGGTGGCGATCTCTGTTGCCGTAAGTCTTGCGGTCTCAACGAAGAGAGCTTCACTCGGCTTGATGGCGATCGGGTTATAGGTCCAATCCTTGCCATACACAAGAGGTTTACGCGCCTGTAACCGGGCGACCAAACGCGCAGTGATCTGGGTGGCATCGTCGTCGGTGAACGTTTTTTCACTGTTCTGGAAGGTGCCGGGCGGAACACCGCCGTTGGCGTACCAGTTGGCTGCATACTCGTGGGCGCCGATCCCAACATTGGTTGTCAACTGGTATGCACCTATAGGACTCAGCCCGCGGACGCGCCACGGCATGGTGAACCACGGTATGTGCAGCAGATTACGAGGATCGAGCGGGCGGCCCCACCACCACCAGATCGGGTTGACAAACGATCCGGGGCCTTCCAATTTACCGTCCTGCGTCGCCACCTGCTCCGGGTTAAGCCATTCGATCATGGTGGGAAAACCGTAGAAGTCACGCCTGGTGATCAGGCCGATAGCGTCGCCTTGCAACGCTTGCGACACCACCCCGCGGTGCACCCAGTCAGGTAGTGTGCCGTGAACGGACGGGTTGTTGAGCAGACTAGGAGTTGGCTGGCGTTTCGGTATACCCATTTTGTCACGGGTATACAACACCGGGGTCAAAGACGATATGGAGTCTGCGATCAGCCGGGCGGCACCGAACACCGGGACCAGGGACAGTGCCCGGCTGACGCTGACATGCCCGGCCTGGCTTGACGGTTCCGTATAGTCGGGCCAGTAGCCGTCGATAAAGCTGATTGCGCGCCACTCTTCGGCAGTGAGTTTCCCGCCACGCCTAGCCTTTTCGGCTGGTGTACGCCTTTGGAGAGGATTCCACATCAGTGGTCGCCCAGATAAAGAGGGTTGCATTTAACACGGAAATCATCGGGCAACGACCTTTTGAAAAACTCCGGGGTGACGACCTCTTTAAAACCAGCCAACTGACTACGCTGCTCAAACCTCTTCGCATATCCGAACGACACAGGCTTGATATCACCACGAGTGACCCACTTTGTGATCTTTCGAATACGTCTGCGTGCAAGTATTTTACGAATCATGCGCTGGCCACCCACGCCGAGATTGTGCCGCCGCTGATGATGGTAGTGATGTTGGCACGTAGATAACGCACCGGGGTCAAAGTTGCCGTCGCTATTGGAAAAACATTGTTAGCAGCGTTGACGGTAATGAGCACAGTAGGTGTGAAAACAAACCAGTTCACATTGTCCTGACTGCCCTGCAACGTGACCACACCACCAGACACTCCAGCCCCTGACACAACCACCATTGCGTGATTGTTGCGTACACCCGTATTGTCAAGCACCGCACCAGGACCGGTGGCCGACACGTTGGTCAACGACTGGAGAGGCACCAACCCACTGATATTCACTCCTAGCGGCGCAAAAGTTCCGTCACCGAGATCTTTCATGCGGACCCCACCCGAGAACGGGACACCGGCAACAGGGTTAAAAACCTGGTCAGCCATCGTGGCGCCTCAATGCTGCCAATGCTTGTTCGGCCATCTCGTCGAGATACACGTCGACCTCTTCGCGGGCAATGGCACGCACCCGAGCCTCGGTCAACGGACGAGGACACGACCCAGCAATGTGCGGCCTATGCTTCATGTGCTCCATGCGCACTCCTCTCAGGTGTGCGAGCCAGAACAGCGCCGTCGATGTCGCACACCTCACGCTGATCCAAGATAGGTTTATCGTCTTCGACGTTTCGCGCAAAAAATGTGAGCGTCACAGTCGGAACGGATTTACTGCTTACGTTGTAGGTGAAACCGTCGGAGCTGATGGCCCAAGGGAATTCGACACCGCCGATAGAAAACCGTTCCGGAGGACAGTCCTCGTCATCGCTACCCACCGTGAATGTCTGATAGCATCTAGTTTCCCTATCGACACAGAAAATTGCCACCGTGATGCCGTACAACTCGTTTCCCAGCTTCGTAACCTGCGGGCCGTCTTCGCTGATATACCAAGGGAATTGGGCGCCGTCGACAGTGAATTTGAATTTGAGCTTGCGTTTAATGATCACATGTTCGGCGATGTTCATCTTTCGACCGTTTTCGATGCGTATTCGCCTGTTTTCGACCTGTTATCGACTCATTACGATCAACGCCAGACTCAACGCAGCCAAAGCCATTCCAAACGCGACGCAAGAGATAACGATGCAGACGACGACATGTGGGCTAATACCCGGTGGCATCCACGTACCACAGCACAAAAGCAGCTGCGACGGTGTCCCACTTGTATCGACTCAGGTGGGTTTTCGTGGTAGCCGTCGTAGCCAACAACGGCGTCTGCGAACCAGACGCCAAGAAGCTGGCACCCCAGGTAATCGCACGGGGAGCGGTGCCCTTGATCCTCACGTCGAGAGGTTGCCCTTCACCGGGTGTGCCAGTCACCGTAAAACCAGTGATGGCCAGGGTGAGACCGTTGATGACGAACAGGTCGGTGACGTTGACGTTAATAGTCTGAGTAGCCGATGAAGCTAATCCCTGAACAACACGCGGCGCAGCCATCGACACCCAGGCCGTGCCACTCCATTGATAGAGCTGGCCGGTGTCCGCCGCAAAACAAGGCGCAGGACCGCCGGAAGCAGGCAAATTGGCGACGAGGTCATAAATTGTCACCTCTCCAACGGAAAGCACTGGCATATCGAATCTCCTTAATTATCGGACAGAAGCCAAAATGTCGTAATTAGCGGCCTCGGCGAGCCCCAACCCCCACACCGCACCAATGAATGCGTACAGCGGGGCCGTGTCAGTCGGAGAACGCCGTATCGAAACCGACCATGCCCCATCAGGTTTCAAATCTCTCACCGCCGATGTAGCCGCCATGTCCAGACCGGTATGCGGCAGATGCCTTATCGTCTTGTCAAACAGCCGGTCATAAAGCTGGGAGTGCGCCACATAGATGTCGGCACCCTTCCATTCAAGGATTTCCGGCAAGTCGGAGCGCTGCCCGAGTTCCGACCACTTCCATACGCCCTCGGCGGTGATCTCCTCGAACAAAGACCTTGTAGGCGCAGCAGTTTGGGTGCGTATCACCACCGCGTCAATCTCAGACTTGTGGGCGAGAAGATATTCCACAACACCGTCGGTGCCGGGCATGTCAACGTCCATGCCGCCAATCGCCATGCCATTAACGTCGTAGGTGACACGCGCAACATAGGTCTGTTGCCTTTTGTCCGAAAACTCAACGCACACAACACGTTGCGCACCGTCTCGGGGGTTGAGGGATTCACCCGTTTCGTCAGGGCAGACCAGCGTTGCCTCCCATGAACCCAAAGGAAACGGACCACCCTCACCGACAGTAGCCCACCGGCACATAACCTGAGTTTCATAGATGTATTCCGGTTCGGCCAACGCCGATCGCAGCGTCCTGGTGGTGGGCAACTTAACCTCTTGACCGGGGCCGAAAACTTCGAAATGATTCAGCGACGGATTAGCCTGCGCCAACGCATCCAGATTGGTACGGTTCGCGTCCGGAGGCGCCGACCATTCGAACCATCCCGGTTTTAGGTCATCACTGTTGGCGAGCAATTCGGCAACTTCGGCATCAGTCTCGTCGAGCACACCCTCAAATTCGAGATCACCATCAGGCCAACCCAGATCCCGGTGTGCGAGCGCCCGTTGATATTTCAGCACCACCGAGCGGGCATCACCGGCGTTGGAAAAACACCAGCACTGCGCCAGTGGTCGCGCGTTCATGGTGTGCGTGACCGACGCCCACAAATCCCAGTCATGCTGTTCGCGAATCTCGTCAATAAAAACAGCACCAGCAGTGAACCCAAGGCCACCCGCAGTTGCTGACGCCACCCGATACTCGCACCCGTTGATCAGCGGAAGAACCTTGGGATGACCCAGCACCGCACCACCCGGCTGCACCAACTCGGCAAGAATCTCGTTGTTTTCGGCATGGGCAACAGCGTCTCTCCACACACGTTCCGCATTGTCCAGGTTCTGCGCCGTGCCGATCACCGTGCCCGACTCCAGCGAAAAAATGTGCCACAACGCGAGAATCATTTCGACCGTACTCTTGCCATTCTGTCTGGCTACCTGGACGATGATCACCCTGAAACGGTAAAGCCTTTTGTCCAAAGACAATTCGAGCCCGTGGTTCAAAAGCCAGCGCTGCCAGTCGAACAGTTTCAACCCGAGAATGTCCTCGGCGAACGCGATACACGCGCCGCCGTCAGTGCATTCGGGCCGTATCTCA